TTGGTCAACGCACAATACAGACGCGTTTGCTGGCTTGCACAATGAGGGCAAGCGCATCCTGCTGATCTTCGACGAAGCCAGCGCGATCGATGACAAAGTCTGGGAAGTAGCGGAAGGCGCTCTTACCGATGAAAACACAGAAATCATTTGGCTGGCCTTCGGCAACCCTACGCAGAATACGGGTCGTTTCCGAGAGTGCTTTGGCAAGTTCAAGCATCGCTGGCAGACGTTCCAAATCGACTCCCGTAATGTCGAAGGCACCAACAAAGAGCAAATTGCCAAATGGATCGAGGACTATGGCGAAGACTCAGATTTTGTCAGAGTCAGAGTTCGTGGCGAGTTCCCGCGTGCGGGATCGAATCAATTTATTGGGTCCGATCTCGTTGCTGCCGCCAGGAAATATAAGGCACAGGCGATCACAGGATTACCTAAGATTCTGTCTGTGGACGTTGCCCGCTTTGGTGATGACCAGACCGTCATTGGAGCAAGACAGGGAAGAGCAGGAAGAATCTTGGCGAAACTGCGTGGCCTGGATACGGTCCAAGTCGCCGAGCGCGTCATTACGTTCATCGACAGCGAGAGACCGGACGCCGTAATCGTGGACGGAGATGGCATTGGGGCTGGGGTGGTCGACCAACTCCGTTTCCGCGGCTACGGTTCGAAGCTATTCGAGTTTCACGGTGGCGCGGCTCCCAACGATCCAGCGATGTACTTCAATCGCCGCGCGGAAGTGTGGGGCGCGATGCGTGACTGGCTCGTAGCCGGTGCGCAAATTCCCGACGATCCCGAGCTCGAGTCCGACCTGACGAGCCCCGAGTACGGTTTCAGTGCCAAGCAGCAGATCCAGCTTGAGCGCAAAGAGGACATGAAGAAACGCGGACTGGCGTCTCCCGACTCGGGCGACATGCTCGCCATGACCTTTGCCGTGAAGGTCGCGGCACCGAAGCCCGAGCTTCCCGTGGAGCGCTATTACCCCGGCGAACGCTCTGGCGGATGGATGGGCGGGTAATGCCAGCTTTCCTAGAAAAGAAGCTCCGTGCTGAGGCAGCAAAACACGGATTCAAGGGCCGTCATGCGGACGCCTACGTATACGGAGCCATGAATAACATGGGTGCGATGCACGGCAATAAAGAGACCGCAAAGGGCCGGAGCATGCAACGCAAGCACGCGGCGAAGCTCTCGGAACTGGCAGGAGGCAGATAAAGTGGCGAAACTCACCACAGTCAAGCGTAATGCACTCCCCGCAAGCGCGTTTGTCTTTCCGAAGACGCGCGAATTTCCCATTCACGACATAAGCCATGCCCGCGATGCGCTGTCCCGAGCGGCCGCGAAAGGCGGGGAGGTCGAACGCAAGGTCCGCGCGGCCGTGCATCGGCGCTATCCCTGCATCGGCCATGGCAATAAAGCCAAGCTATCGGAGCTTGCATGATCCAGCCAATGAACGACCGGGTATTGATTAGCCGCATTGAAGACGTTGAGAAAATCGGCAGCATTATCGTGCCGGATGTCGCGAAGGTTAAGAGTTTCAAGGGCGTGGTGGTAGCGGTGGGGCCAGGAAAGCGCATATCTGGTAGCTGGTGGAGCATTAAACAGGCGGACGGCACGCGCAAATGGGAATGGGAAGACTCCTATCGACGCCCCGTTTCGCTGCGCGTAGGCCAAATCGTGATTTTTAATTCGCGCTGGGACGATCTTACTGACGGCTACGAAAAGCTGGGGCAGTCCGATCATGACCGGCTGCATTTAGTGCAGGAAGCGGACATCATTGGAACACTTACAAGCTGAAGTCTGATGCGCTATGCCTAACGATCAAGACTTCATTTCCCAGGCGCTCAAGCGCTTCCAGCAAGCCGCAGAAGCTGAGGACCAGTGGCGGGCGGACGCTTTGGATGACTTGGAGTTTTCCACCGGCAATCAATGGCCGTTGAATATTCGCAACCAGCGCGAGAACGGAAAGAACCCACGGCCCTGCCTCACAATGGATCAGACGCAGCAATCGATACGCCTGGTGTCGAATGAGTTTCGGCAGACCAGGCCGGGAATTAATGTGAATCCAGTTGGCGACGGCGCTGATGTCGATACGGCGCAAATCCTAGAAGGCTGCGTGCGTCACATCGAAGTCAATAGCGAGGCTGAAGAGGCCTACGACTGGGCGCACGAATCGGTGTTGCGCGCCTGCATTGGGCACTGGCGCATCCTGAACGATTATGCGGACGATGATACGGACGAGCAGGAGATTTACATCCGCAAGATTCGCAATCCGTTCTCTGTCTATTGGCAGCCAGATACAGACGTGGAATATGCCGATAAGCGCTGGTGCTTCGTCATTGTGGATGTGCCGTGGGATACCTACCGCGACGAATATGGAGATTCGACTCTTGCCAAGATGTCGCTCGAAAATGCTACTGCAACCGGCAACAATGCCCCGGAGTGGGTGACCAAGGAAAGCGTGCGCGTCGCGGAGTACTTCACGCTGGAAATCGACTCACCCGCCAAGAAGCGTCCCAAGCGGCAGGTGCGCTGGCACAAAATCAATGCAGTCGAGATTATCGACCAGCGCGATCTGCCGGGAAGCTCGATTCCCATCCTGACATGTGTAGGCGATGACATTGATGTAAACGGACGCCGCTACATGGCGGGGCTGATTCGCAATGCAAAAGAGCCACAGAGGTTTTATAACTACGCATCATCAGGGGCGGCTGAGGCGTTGGCATTGGCGCCGAAAGCGCCGTGGGTTGTAGTGGAAGGCCAGCTAGAGAATCGCGAGAAGGAGTGGGAAAATCCGAATAGCTATGTCCTGCAGTACAAACAGGTGGATATAGCGGGCAAGCCAGCCCCGCCTCCGCAACGAAATACCGCCGAGCCTCCCATTCAGGCCGTTTCCATCATGCTTCAGCAGGCTTCGATGAACGTGAAGGCCGCGATGGGAATTTACGATCCATCGCTAGGGCAAAGCACCAGTTCTCAGGAGTCCGGCGTTAAAGTGCAACGCTTGCAGACACAGGGAAGCATTGCCACGCTGAATTATACAGATAACGTAGCGCGCACCATGCGCCGCTGCGGGAAGCTGCTGCTGCAATGGATTGCCGCGATCTACGATACGCCGCGCGTGAAGCGGATTATCAAGCCCGATGGGTCCGTGGAGCAGGTTGTATTCCATGGCGGCCAGGAATCTGCCGCTAAGAAGCTGGCCGAGCAAGCGGGCATCAAGAAAATATACGACACGAGTGTGGGCCGCTACGACGTGACAATTTCGGTCGGCCCGAGCTATCAGTCCAAGCGGCAAGAGGCGGTCGATACGCAGATCAATTTGCTCAAGACGCTGCCGCCGCAAGCCGCTGGCGCGATCATGGATATCACAGCGCGCAATATGGACATTCCGCAGAACGAAGAAATTGCCGACCGCCTGAAAAAGCTGGTGATGAGTTTGTATCCGAACCTGATTGACTCGGACGCGGACGATCCGAAGGCAATGGTACAGAAGCTCCAAGGGCAACTTCAGCAATTAGGCCAGCAACACGTGCAGTTGAGTCAAATCGCGCAGGAGCAAAGCAAAATCATCGACACCAAGCAGGTCGAGCAGCAGGGCAAAATCGAAGTCGCGAAACTGCAAGAGCTTTCTCGCCAGGCCATTGTCAAGATGCAGGAAGCGACCAAGCTCGCGGTTGCCCAGATCAATGCCAGCAAAGATGCAAATCAGTCCTTCGCGGAAACGGAACTGGAAACCTTCTCGATCATGCACGATGCCGCCCATGAGGTGGCAATGGACGAAAAGCAGAAGGCGCACGAAAAGGAAATGGCGGCTCAGGGCCTGTTAGCCGCCCAGCAGTCCCAAAGTTCCGACCAGGCGCACGACGCGGCAATGGCCGCGCAAAATCAGCCGGAAGAGGTAGGACAAAATGCCTGAAGATGTCGCCGTAGCAACCGAACAGCCGGAAGTTAAAACCGTGTCCATCGATACGCTGCCTCAGAGGGAATACAAAGAGGCGCGCGCCAAGGGTGTGACGGAAGTTGAGGTTAAGACTTCCCCGGGAGTCAAAGAGACCGAAGACTCCGAAGAAAAGCCGGAAGCCCGCGACGGTGAGCAACCGCGCAATTCCAGCGGCAAATTCCAGAAACGCTACGACAATCTCTTCAAGCATTCCAAGAGCGTCGAGGCGGAACTGGAGCGCGTGCGCAAGGAAAACGAAGAACTGCGCGGCAAAACGTCAACAGTGGCGCCGAAAGAGATACCCGCGGACGAAACGGCAGCCAAGGACGAAGATCCCGAACCGAAGATGGAGGATTTCAAGACCATCCCGGAATATGTGAAGGCGCAAGCCAAGTGGGAATTGCGCCAACACGAAAAAGAGGTCGCTGCCAAGTCGGAAAAGCAGGCTGCCGCCGACCGGAAAAAGGAAATTGCCGATCTGTACGATTCACGCGTGGTCGAGACGAAAAAGACGCATCCCGATTACTCGGAAGTAGTCGGCGGTTCCAAGCTGATGATCCCCGAGACGGCGGTTATCTCTATTCGTGACCCTGAAATGGAGAACGGACCGGAGGTCGCTTACTATCTCGGCAAGAATCCCGATTTCTGCGAAAAGCTGATGAACATGAGCGCGGGCAAGGTCATAGCTGAAGTATGGAAGCTATCGGAAAAGCTGGCCGGCGAGACCAAGACAGAAGATGAACCTGAAGAGGAAAAGCCGATTTCGAAAGCTCCTGAGCCGATCAAGCCCGTATCGGGCGGCAGTTCGCGTTCTTCCGTGTCGCTCGACAAGATGAGCCTCAGTGAATATAAAAAGGCTCGCGCTGCGGGGCGGCAGCACTAACGAGTTTGTAAAATCAGCCTTCTGTGCGGGCTTAAAACGCACTGCGCAACAGAAGCAAAGCTCCGAGGCCGACGCAATACCCGGCCAGAAACTCCTTGCCGATTCGGAAACGGCATAGCGGTAAGCGTTTCCAAATCTGACACGAAAGGAGTTTCGCTTTGGATACCCTATTAACAATCGGGATGATCACGCGCGAGACCCTGATGGTACTCGAAAACGAGCTGACCTTCACGGGCCACGTGACACGCGATTATGACGATCAGTTCGCCAAAAGCGGAGCGAAGATTGGAGCCGTTCTCAATGTCCGGCTGCCCGTCCGCTTCGTGCCGGCCTCGGGCCAAGCCCTGATCCTTCAGGACTTGACTGAAAGCTCGGTCCCTGTAGTCCTCAGCAAGCAGTATCAGCGTTCCTTTGCCGTCACCTCGGCAGACCTGACTCTCAACATCGACGATTTCTCCAAGCGCTTTGTCCGCAAGGCTATTTCCAGCATGGCGAACGAAATCGACTTCGACGGTCTCGGCCTGTTCAATCAGGTTTACAACGAGGTAGGCACACCCGGAACCGTTCCCGTAACCACCGCAGTCTATCTTGCCGCTGGCACACGCCTAGATAACGAGGCCTGCCCGCGCATCGATAGGAACCTTTGCATCAATCCCGGAATGAATGGCGCGATTGTCGGTGCTCTTACCGGCCTGTTTAATCCGCAGGCAACAATCTCGCAACAGTTCAAAAAGGGATTGATGTCCAAAGACACGCTGGGCTTCGATTGGTATCTGGACCAGAACGTGCGCATGTTCACGACTGGACCCCAGGGCGGATCTCCGGCGGTTAATGGCGCCAATCAGACCGGATCGTCTTTGGTCACCAACGGCTGGACCGCCGCGGCGGCTCTCCGCTTGAACCAAGGAGACGTTTTCACGATTGCCAACGTCTTTGCGGTCAACCCGCAGAGCTTGCAGTCAACCGGCGAGCTTCGCCAGTTCTTGGTGACGGCGGCGGTGAGTTCAGATGGTTCGGGCAATGCGACCATTCCGATCTATCCGGCAATCGTTACCAGCGGCGCATTCCAAACCGTGACCAATTCTCCTGCTACCGGAGCGGCGATCACGGTGCAGGGCGCCGGAAATACCACTTCTGCGCGTGGCTTGGCGTTCGGTGAAGAGGCTTTCACCTTCGCCACGGCTGATCTTCCGCGGTATGGCGGTCTCGATATGTGCGACCGCATGACCGACGATCAGACGAAGGTTTCCATGCGCGTGATCCGCGATTACGACATCAACACCGATCGTTGCCCGCTGAGAATTGACAGCTTGGGCGGGTGGGCCGTGCTGTATCCGCAGATGGCCTGCCGGATTGCGAGCTAAACGACCATGACCATCACAGCTACCACATTAGTTGCAGCAATCAATCAATCCCAGACCAGCTTCAACCTGTCGAGCGTTTCCAACGTCTCGGCACCGAACTTCCAGACCGGCTCGGGCATCACCGTGCTGCAAGTCGATCAGGAACTCATGCTGGTTACGGGCGTCAACTCCAGTGGTGTCGTGAATGTCCTTCGCGGACAGAACGGCACGGTTGCAGCGACGCACACTGCCGGCTCTTTGGTGCAAGTGGGCCTGCCTTCCGACTTCCCCACGTCAGTCGATTTGTCGGGCAGCAAAACGACAACGCTTCTGACGGTTGGGGCTATCAATGAACCGGCAATCAACCTTACGGGAAGCGCTGACGCCATTCCCAACAGCGTACCCGGCAACTACGAGGTGAAAACGGCAGGCGTCGATGCCATGACGCTTGCCGCGCCTCCGGCTTCGGCCGAGGGCAATATCGTCTCGGTAGTTTCCGACACCACCAACGCCCATACCATCACGGCAACGAGCCTTTTTGCCAATGGCACGGCGTTGAAGACCACGGCTACGTTTGCCGCATTCCGTGGCGCTGGGCTTTCGCTCCGCGCTTCCAATGGCGTGTGGCAGGTGCAGACCTCGGTCGGCGTCACCTTCACCTAAAAGAAAGGAATGGGGGCTTTCTGCGGAAGGCCCCCGCTTTTCCCGAATGTCTGAATATCCGAAAACGAAGTACAGCGTGCGTGGCGGCGGCAGCATAACCGTCACCACGCCTGAGCAGGAAAAGCAGTTGGGAGTCGATTGGGTAATGCACCCAATCCATACGGCTGAAGCGCCGAAGAAATCCAAGCCAAAGCAGGCCGAAAACTAAATGCCGAACGTGCCGCAGCCAGCACTAACGCCGCCACAGATCAGCGTTCTCACGTTGATTTCTTCGGCCCTGCGCATGGTGGGATTGTTGGCGTCGGGAACAACTCCGCGCGCGGTAGACGCGCAGGATGCGCTGCTGGTTCTAAACGGAATGCTCGATAGCTTCAACGCCGAGCGGCTGATGATTTTCGTGATTGCCATCAACCAATTTCCGCTCACGGTGAACAAGCAGGTCTATACCTGCGGTACCGGCGGAGATTTCGACATGCCGCGGCCTCCGAAAATCGAGCGTGTGAGCATTATTTCCCTGCAAAACCCGGATCAGCCGCAAGAACTGCCGATGAATTACTACACGGTCAAGGATTGGCAGTCGGTGCCGGTCAAAAACGTGCCCAGCCCGCTGCCGGAAGACGTTTACGACGATCAGGCATTCCCATTGCGTAATATTTCGGTGTGGCCCATCCCGACCGTGGGCGTGGACTTCAAAATTTACTCCTGGCTGGCGCTTTCGCAGTTCGCGGATCTAAACACAATCGTCTCTTTTCCGCCGGGCTATCAGGAATGTCTGCGCTACAACCTCGCTGTGCGGCTGATGGCCGAATATCCGGGTAGTTACAATCCCGTGACTGCGCAGATGACCACGGCGCTTGCCATTGAGTCGAAAGCGCGCGTGAAGTCCATGAATCTTCCGATCCTCGAAGCCGACGCCGATCCGGCGCTGATGGGCAATGGCGGTCGATACAACTACTACAGCGATATGCCGGTTAACGGACGGTTTACGTGAGTCGCTTCGGATTCTGCGACGGAACCTATCAGTCAATATCGCCAAACATTGATGCCGAATTTTGCATGAACCTCATGCCGCAGATGCCGGAAAGCTCAGGGGCTAAGACTTCAATAGCCCTGATTGGCACACCCGGCCGCACCGTATTTACCGATTTGGGCGGAAGCGTTAATCGCGGCGGAATCACTCTAAACAATCGCGCCTTCGAAGTGGTAGACGGCACGTTTTGGGAGATTTTCACGACAGGCGGAGGTTCTAGCATCGCCCGCGGCACCATTGCCAATGACAGGCTGCCTGTCTCGATGGCCTCGGCCAGCTCGACCGCAAATCAAATCCTCATTGCGAGCGCTGGTATCGCTTACACATACGATCTGACAACGAATGCGATCACGCCAGTTGACCCCGCGCAGCTTTCGAATGTATCGGAAGTCGCCTATCTCGACGGCTTCTACGTTGCGCTTTTCAAAAACTCAAACAAAATTCAGGCCTCGGCTCCGCTGGACGCCACTACTTGGCCGGGAGATTCGGCAACCGTGGTGTCCGTTTACCCGGACAATATCGTTGGGATTCAAGTGTTCCGCGAAGAACTCTGGTGCATGGGCCTGAAGGCGTCAACGCCCTACGCCGACGCTGGTACCTCGCCTTTTCCATTTGCCGTAAACACTTCGGCTGGCGTAATCGAAATGGGCCTCGCTGCACAGTTCAGCAAGGTCCTCCTCGACAACTCGTTGTTTTGGTTTGGGCAAGACTCACGCGGGGCCCGTATCGTGTGGCGGGCGAACGGCTATACCCCGCAGCGAATGTCGAATTTCGCCTGCGAAGCGGCCTGGAATACCTATTCCCGCGTCGATGATGCGATTGCTTACGGCTACCAAGAAGCCGGGCAGTCATTTTATGTTCTCCGTTTCCCGACAGCGAACGCCACATGGGTTTTTGACGTTTCCTGCAACCGCTGGCATCAACGCGGCCGCTGGGATGGCGTAAAGTTCAACGCAGAGCCCACGCTGAACCATATCTATGCGTTCGGATTGCACCTGATGGGCGATGCGACCAGCGGAAAGGTCTATTCCCAATCTCTCGCGAACCTTTCCGACAGCGGCGCAAATATCCGGCGCGTTCGCCGCGCTCCCTACGTTTCCTCCGAGCAGACGCGCATCTTCCACCATCAATTGCAAATCGATATGGAAACGGGACTAGGCCCGCAGCCTCCATTCCTTGACGGCGACGGCAATCCGCGCGGCCCATTGGCGTATCTGCGATGGTCCGACGATGGCGCGCATACATGGAGCGACTACCAAGAGGCCGACTGCGGACAGGACGGAGAATATTCCAAGCGCATCATCTGGTCCCGCCTCGGCGAATCGCGCAACCGCTGCTATGAACTCTCGATGGACGATCCCATTCCGTGGCGCATCGTGGATGCCTACTTATCGGCGACACCCGGCTACCAAATGCCAACGGAACGCCTTGCCGCACAGTTGAGGAAAGCTTCTTAATGCTCGAAGCTCCGCCGAAAAATACGCCGTTCGATGTAATGGTGGACAAAACGCTCGAGTCCAATCCCGTGCAGGCCCGCTGGCAGACACGCATTCGGCAGGAAGTGAACCTTGCGCAGATTTCCGCGACCGCGCCAGCGACACATAGCGACGCGGGGCAATTTGGGCAATTGGCGAC